TGGTCGTTACTGGCAACAAACTGGCGGCTGGTACGGCAGTTGCCGATCAGGACATCAACCAGGTCTACAGTGAGAACGATGCTGACACCCTGTATGGTGCCGGTTCTGAGATCGCGATGCAGTGTTACGCTGCTCTTCAGTTTCCCGGTGTAACCCTTTATGGCGCTCCTGTTGCTGAAGCGGCTTCATCTCCAGCTTCCGCAACTTTGGTAATGACCGTAACCGGTACATGGACGACCGGCGGAACCATCATCCTTCGTCTCGCAGGCAAGGCCATTCAGGTAGCGGTTGGCGCTTCCGATTCAGTAACGAACGTCGCTGCCAATATCGCCACCGCGATCAACGGTGTACCTCGTCTTCCTATGA